CCTGGAGGTCCGTCGAGTGGGGATCGTCGTCAAGTACGAGCGGTGACGGCCACAACACTTGTTCTAGATCACAACGTATCGAACAACTCCCCTCCGTTCATTGGAAATGCGTACTACGTTGACAACTCCTTGAGCACGTTCGATGATCTAGCCGCTCTCCAGACGGCCTTGGCGGATGTAAAGGCCATCCTTTCGACGAATCTTGCTCCGGCTCCTCCTTCTACCCAACCGTTCAACAATGAGACGTTGGCGTTGGAGAGCTTCTTCAATGATGTGTTCACCGACATTTTGAGCCCCGCCTCCCAGAACGGGACCACGAGTGGGACGACACTGACAGGTGGGATCAACTTCGTTACGGCTGGCGTTCAAGCAGGACAGTTCGTGTATATCCGATCGGACACGATCGGCGTCTACCTCATCTCTTCCGTTGTAGGTAGCGTTATCACCATCGACCAAACCTTCGCGAATAACGGAGTTGTGTCGTTCCGTGTCGTCAAAACCTTCGGTGTAACAACGAAGAAGTCGCTACAGGACATCTTCTCGGTCCTCGCCGGGGTCGATGCGATTGTCACAAGTTCAGACGCATTCGCTGCCTTGATCGCACAGGTTGCAACGGTCTTGAATCCTCTTGGATCGCCGGACCCCAACGTTTACGCGAACAACATCTTGCCCGCGGATGTAACCGCTCAATAGACTATCATCGCGAACCGTCAAGCAGCCTTGAACGTTGGCAACCCCGTGAGCCCCATCGTACTTCTACAGAATGCTCTCAAGTCAGGGGAGCGTCTCTATGACAAGCGGTACACCTGGATTGACGCTAGGATCAACCTGGTAAGCGGTATCCTGCCCAAGCAGACTCGTGCAGTGGTCGATCGAATCAAAGCGCAGTCAGATGCGGTGAACCAGCTTATCAAGCTACTTTCGGTGGAGTGACCAATGGCCGGGATGGAGTACACTTGGTGTGGGATGTGCGGTACTCACTACTGCATTGGGATCGGGCATGTTTGTACGGTGCCTCCTCGTTTTGAACCTCCCGCGTTCCAAATACCAACGGCACCCGTCTGTGTAGCCTTGCTACCTCTACCGACACTGCTCGATGAGGATGAGATTCCGTTCGCATGGGAGGTCTCCGATGGCGGATGAAGAGAAGGTCGACCAGGCTCAGGAGACTCCTCCAGAACCCCCCAAGTGGGAGTATCGGACTGAATTCAAGATCCATGGCCAGATGCGTACGGTCGTGGAGAAGGCCTTGGAGTTCGCTGAGAAGGAGCGAGAGTCTCTCCTGCGAAAACTTGATCGTTTGACGTACGGAGGGTGACCCATGGCCAGTACGCCGCAATGGAAAGCCCTTGAGATCAAGATTCCAGGTCAGGATCTTCTTGAGAAACTCAGGAACATCCTAGAGACCCTGGTCATCTTTCTTGATATCATCAAGGTCATTCTTGAGACTATCGAACTGTTTCTGCTAGCTTTCGACAACCCTCTGAGGGTTCTGTTGGAGCTGTTGATCGCTCTGATCAACGATCTGTTCAACTCTCTCAAGCAAACTGGGCTGTTTGCGTGGTTCGACGTTCCTGGGGTCGTTCACGATCCTAGTTTCCGTCATTGGTCAGGAGGGTATCAAGCGTTCCTCCAACGGTTCAAGGGATCTTTGTTCGATCGACGTGATCCCCATCGCCCCCAACCTGTGCCCGGCTTCATGACCAGCGGATTCGTCCTCATCGTGGCAGATGCGGATGGTCTTCCTCAGTTGTTGGCGATCGTGGAGATGCTCAAGCGGTTCTTCGGTAAGGACTCCCTGAGCCCTACTCAATACGCCTCGCCCGCTAATGTGACGGTCTTCCCAGCGGGTACAAAGCTTGGCGCCCTTGGAGGGAAGGACGTTGAGCCTGTTCTCCAAGTACCGTCGATGTTTGGGGTGGATTTGAAGGGACTCCTCGTTGAGTGGAGCCTTGCTACCAATCAATTCCCACCGGACGCTGGGTTTTCAGACCTCGGAGCTACGATTGCGGCGGAGTTTGTGCCTCAGTATTGGCTCATCGAGAAAACGGGCCTGGAAGGAGGTCCGGTTCTCAAGACTGTTGAGTACGACAGTTCCTTTGAGGACAAGAGCGGGAAACCAGTTCGTCGAAAGACCAAAGTCTACGATGAGTACGGGGACGTGTTCCGGCAGTTCGACAAGTACATCCTGATCTCGCCTGGTAGCAACACGGCCGACTTCATTCTAGGGCAGCTCGGAAAGTTCAGGTACATTGACAGGGATGTGACCCCAGGAAAGACGTACTACTACCGAGTCCGTGCCGTTAGTGGTCCCATCGACATCAACAATGATGGCACCATTACCTGGCCCGCTATCGAGGTAGGTACTGGACCCGGCAAACAGCAAGTCTACCAACAGAAGTGGCCCTCGACAGATCCATCCCACAAAGTCATCGTAGGTCGACCTTCCCCCATTGTAACGGGTAGGATCCCTATTCTTCCGCCGAACTTCAACGTCATCGAGGACGTGCGGGCCTTGTTCCGTACAGCGTTTGCACTTGGGTTCCATCTTCCTCCTGACCCGGAAGACTCGTTCAACAGTAAAGGCGAGCCTATCTTAGGCACATCCCCCTCCCATGTAGGAAGAGGCTCTCTTACAAGTCTCGGGAGTGCTTTGAGATTCGTCCTACCCGACGCTCCAAACCTGAACCAAAAAGCCTTGGCCGACCAGGTGACGGGGAAGTACCCGGATGTCACTTACAACTTATTGTCTGTTCGATACCATTCGGCGAGGCTCACGAACGACATCGTGAACACGCTGCTCGAAAGCAGCGACATGTTGGTCCCTTTTAGGGACCTAATGCAGGGCCCCATCCCATTCCCTGTCCTGGGACAGGGATATCTGTCACCAGGACCTTCCTCTATCGAGAAGCTTGTCCTCAGCTTCGTCACCCTTCCGGACAAGTTCCCCGATGTCTACGATCCGAAGGTCTATCAGACGTACGGGTTTGCTTATTCTGACGTGAACGTTCGACTCAATGTCCTTCACGCGGTGGACTTCCTCAAGTCGTTCACGCTCGGGGGCTCTCCGCCAGATTGGTACTCGATCAGTGTACTTAGAGACATCATCCCGTGGTCCGCTGACTTCATCTACGAGCTTATTGCTCAGCTCGATGCGCTCATCGCCGTCTTCAAGAGCATTGTTGATGAGATCAAGGCGTTCATCGATCTACTCATCCGAAAGATCGACGTACTGGAGCGGTTCATCAAGTTCCTGATCGCTATCCTCGACTTCCTTGTGAGTCTCAACCTTGGGTTCTTCCTCCTGAGTGTGCAGGATATCGGAGGTGGCATCCCTGAGTGGATTCAAGCCCTCGACAATGCTCAAGGGACCGTGCCTCCTTCTGGCATTCACGGGTTCACCTCGGGCATCTGCCTAGCGTATGCGGCTCCGGATGTTGGTCCGCTCGCTAAGGCGTTCTCGCTCATCTTCTAGCGGTAATCTTCTAACAGGAGACCTACTACAGGCCCATGCCGCTGGAGTTCAAGGGAACCTTCAACAAGTCTCAGTTTGAGCGCCTGGCAAGTTTTGCCCGGGGTCAGCTCCAGTACATTGACGCACGATTGAGTCATCTCGTGGCGGAGCAGCAACGAGTCGGGACACTTTTGTTCTCCTTTGACTCCACAGGAGTACCCACAGCTTACGTTCCGCCTGACCCAAACACCTACGTGGGCAAGCTCGTGCAGGCTTACGAGACCCTTGGAGGAGACGTGTTCTACGACCTCCAAGTTAGAACCAAAGCCAATCCTGTATTTTTGACGAAAGGGGACGAGACCTCGACTCCAAAGATCTTGTCAAACGGTGAGCCGTTGCCTCAACCAGGTCTTGCAGATGCTCCGACCGCGGCCCTCGTTGGACAGATTCGATTCTTCATGGAGGATGTTCTCGTCAAGAGAGCCAACCTAGAACGAAAGATCCGACGATCGATCGACTATGTTGACCAACTACAAGACGAAATCGACGAGTTGAACCAGGTTCGGTTGTCGATTGAGACGGAGGGCTCCTTGGAGTCCAATATCAACGAGGTGGAGCAACTCCTTGTGGATCCTGGTTATCTTGCGACTCTTGATGACGGCGGCAAGGATACGTTTGGGAAGCTTGTTCGTGCGCCGATGGCGTCGTACGAACCTGGAGGGGTTCGACAACCGCCCGATGGCGTTGGGGTGGAACGTAGCTCAGCGGGTTACGTGGTCTCTGGGGAAGACAACGGGGCGGATGGATGAGCTTTGACCGGCAAATAGATCAGCTATGTCCGCACCTCGTAGTGGAGGAGTTTCTGCGCGTTGCTGGAACAAGGCAGGTAATCAGGCCTGTTCGCCCCATCTCCTCCGCGGACTCTGTGGTCGTTCGTCTGAACGGAGTAGCAACTGTTCCGTCTTTCGGCATCGATGTTCCTGCGCAAGCTACTGGATCACTTCAGGGACCGTTCAACTTGGTGTCAGGCACTAACAATACCCTCGCGATTCGGGTGAACAACGGGAACCTTCAGACAGTCCAACTGCCCACAAGCTCCAAGTTGAGTGCATCCAGGCTCGCCGACCTTCTCAACGCTAGTGCGCTGACAGGGGTATCATTCTCTGCGAACGGTCAGTTTCTTACTTGCCAGACAGTTTTGTTCGGAAATGAGTCCATTCTCTTCATT